GTTTTACCGCGCCGGTGGCTCCGGCTCTGATACCACTGCCATTTTTTGTCCGCCTCATCAAAAGCCTTTTCTGCTTTCTCCAGCATTTCCCGGGCAGTGTCCGGGCGACCAATATCCAGCACCGAATCCCACATGGATTTGAATGCCCGTGCTGTCCTGTCTGCCCAGGTCTCCAGCGTGCCCATGTTCTCTTTCAGGCGGCGGGTCTGGTCATCAAACCCTTTCGTTGCGGCCTCGTTCGCCGCCTGCAATGCCCCGGCTTCATCTCCGGAACGCTGCAACTGAGCAACATACGCAATCTGCTCCGCCGTCACGTTATGGAACTGACGTGCCATCGCTGTCAGTCCCGACGTCGGGTCTGTGGTCAGCTTCCCGAAGGCTTCAGCGACCTTGTCCACCTCCACGCCGGATGCAGAGGAGAAACGCGCCACACTCTGGCTGATCGCCTCAAACTGCTCACCACCACGCACACCGGCATTCACCAGCGCCGTCAGTGACTCGCTGGTCTGGTTAAACGTCAGCCCTGCCGCCTGCCCGGCTCTGGACAGGGCCAGAATACGATCTGCCGTCAGTCCCGCCTGATTGCCGGAAAGGACCAGCGTTTTGTTGAAATCGGACAGGGTTGAGTTGCCCTGATACCAGGCATACGCCAGCGCACCGGTCGCCACCGCCAGCGAGGTGGCCCCCACCATCGGCAGGGTGATCGCACCGGCAAGCCCCCTGAACATGGGGATCATCCCGCCGAAGGAGTCCTTAACCTGACCACCCTGTTGCAGCAGGATCAGCCACGGACTTTGCCCGCCTGCAAGCTGCGTGGCCACGTCGGTGAACTGTGCAGGCAGCATACGCATGGCGGCTTTGTACTGCCCGACGGAAATCCCCGCTTTCTGTGCAGCCAGCGCCTGTCGGCTCAGCGACTGTTCAACGACTGCCGCTGTTTTTTTCGCATCACTTTCCGTACCGGAAAAATGACGCCTGACTCTGGCCATCTGCTCGTCAAATCTGGCCGTATCCAGACTTAAATCAACGACCAGATCGCCTACCGGTTCAGCCATACCGGACTCCTCCTGCGATCCCTTCTGATACTGTCATCAGCATTACGTCATCCTCCGTCATGTCCGCCACATCCGGGGAAGCGGGGATAACTTCATTCCCGTCCGGGCCAAAGCGGACACCTCCGGCAAGCCCTGCCGCTTTCTGCATCAGCACATCATCTTCAGGCTCTTCGTCAGCCTCGCGCCGGTTCAGCAGACTGAAATCCAGCGGATGCATATCCGGATCGCTGAAAAACAGGCTGAGCACGGTGTACGTCAGCCCGGAAAAGTGCATATCCAGCAGAACATCATGAAAATAATGGGTACTGTAAAAGCGGTGCCAGTCGGCATACTCCGTGGATGACATCCCGGCAAGCATGGCACGCCAGTCGGGTCGCCCCATCTCACGCGCCAGTTTCAGGGCAAAACTCAGCTCACCATCGAACACTTTCCCGCAGAAACAGGCTCTGCAGGCCCGGCGTCCTCTGCCTGTTCAGGAGCATCATTCACCACAAACTCATACATACCGGACAGCCGGTACACCACGTTTTCAGCATGAGAAATTGCCTCTGTGGGCCAGGTGGTAAGCACTTCCTGCTCAATCTGTTTAACGGCTTCATTCATGGAAGGCAGCTTTGTCTTCTTCGGATGGTTATGCCACAGGGACATCGCCACCAGAAACGCGCCGGTTCTGATGGCGTCTTCCACAGTAAACTTCCGGTTGCTGTCTGACTCCGCCTGTTCTGCCTGCCGTTTCATCAGGTCGAGATGCTCAATACGCTGCAGGGCTGACAGTTCAGAAAGCGTGACGGTCACACCGTTATGTTCAAATGATTCGGTTTTCAGGAACATCGCTGACTCTCCGGATTAACTGGCGGTGACGTTGATTTCTGCAACCGCAGCAAACTCACCATTACCGGATACGACCGGAATGTTGACCTTGCCTGCAGCAACACCTTTCACGGTGATGGTCATACCACTGACCGACACGGTGGCTTTTGTTTTATCCGCAGACACCGCACGGAAGCTCTTGTCGGTTGCGCCATCCGGCTGGAATGCCACGGTCAGCGTGGTGCTCTGCCCTTTCACTACGGAAGCACTGGCGGGTGTCACCGTCATGCCGGTCGTCGCCGTCACCGTGCTGCGATCTTCTGCCATCGACGGACGTCCCACATTGGTGACCTTCACCGTGCGGGTAATCACTTCCTTCGCCGTCACCGCCTTACCGATACTGCTGACCCAGCCACGGAACACATCGACCGTGCCGTTCGGGAAGCGGATTTTATAGGCACGGGTATCACCTTCATTAAACCACGCCAGCAGCGCCTGCTGCCCCTGCTCTCCGGGCATCCACGCCAGCGTGAAGCTGGTATCTCCGGCAGATTTCTGCCCCTGCCCGGTCGCAGTCCAGTCTGCATCTTCATCATCGAGATAGCTGTCGTCATAGGACTCAGCGGTCAGTTCGCCGGGCGTCAGGTCTTTAACTTTTGCCAGACGCGACCAGTCAACGTCTGAAAGCGGGTTCGCATAAGGGTCACCGCTCCCCTTATAAACCCACAGGGTGGTCCCGGCACCTTTCACCGGCATTACAGGATTTGGTACAGGCATAGCGTCCTCACATTTCATAGGTAATGACATAAGTCAGATCGGCTGAACTCCACAGGCCCGCATCATCGTCGCGCCGGTAGTCATAGCCGCTGGCCACCATACTGGTGATCAAATCTGACAGTGCCGGGATATCGCTCATCACCGGATAAATCCGGGACTCCATCCACGAATCCAGCTCTGAATCCGGCACCTGAGCAGGCAGGAAAACTTCAATATGCAGCTCCGCCTGCCAGGTATCGCTGTCCAGCTCTTCGCCCGTGTATTCAGCGCCGGTGAGATAAACGGCAATTGCCGGAAAATCTTCCTCATCAAAAACAGCGGGGCGACCATCAAAAAGCGTCGCCCCGGTGTCATGCTTCTCCAGTGCATCCAGTACGGCTGCACGGAGTTCAGTATGTTTCATCGCTTTATTACCATTCTCAGTTGATGCTGCAGCGCATAGCCCAGCTCTTTCGGAAGACGTTCACGCCGTATCCGTTCAATATTCTGTTTAAACGCCGTGGTCAGCGGCACCGCCATCGGGATTTTCACCACATCAATGGGGTAACGGTTTTTCCCGGCCACACGCTGCATGACATGCCACCGGCCGTTTTTCAGTTGCTGAATAAACGCGCCGGGAATACGACGGTTACCCACCACAAGCACGCTGCCGCCACCTTTCAGGGATGAACGCTGCCCCTTTTTACGACGCCTGCGGCGGGACAGGACAACCCGCGCATTACCCAGCCTGATTACGGGCAAATCCCCCCGGTTAACTTTGATTCTGGCCTGCGGATTTTTGACCGTGGCCCTTTTCAGCCTGGCCCTTTCCTTTACCAGTTTCCGGCGTACCTTTGTCTCACGGGCAACCTGTGACGCAGACTGCGATATCGCGGATGAAGCAACGCGGTTAATGGCCATTGCGGCGGCACCGGGCACCGCCGTTTTGCTGATACGGCTGAGGTTTTCAACGGCCTGCTCAAGACCTTTTATGGCCATACATCCCCCTTTCAGCGGCGACGGTTAACGGCAGGCGGTACGCCCCGCCCAAGCCAGAGATGACAGCTTCCACCATCATCCGGCGAAACCCGGTCTACCCAGAAATTTTCCTCACCGATGGTCAGCGTGTCTCCACGCCGCAGCTGCCGCACCTCATCAGTCCGGACAAACAGGGACGGGCTGGAGCCTTCAACGCGCACGCCCTGTCCGGCATAGCTGATATTTTCAGGGTCATCAAAAACACCACGTATCACAGCACCGGACTGCTCACCGGATGTCATGGTGGCTGACGTTCCCATGTACCCGCGTATCGTTTCATCAGCGCGGGCAATGGCAGCATCGAACAGGTTATCGAAATCAGCCACAGCGCCTCCCGTTATTGCATTCTGGCCAGGCCACGTTCTGTCATTTCGGCTGCCACACCGGCAGAGACACGAAACGCCGTTCCCGGCAGCACAAATGCCACAGGTTCATCCCGCGTGGCGTGAAGTGCATCGGTATGCAGCGTCACCAGTGCCACGACCGTGACCAGTTCAGACGTATCCAGAATCACGGTATCCGGCTGCGCTGATCCCACCTCATTTTCATGTCCGGTCAGCACATTTTCCCGGCTGAGAGGGGTGTCCTGACCGGCAGTTTCATCCGTGTCATCAAGCTCCTCTTCCAGCTCTGCCACACGGAGCGCCAGTTCTTCTTTCGTCCCCGTCAGGCTGACATCACGGTTCAGTTGCTCACCCAGCGAGCGGAGACGGGCAATCAGTTCATCTTTCGTCATGGACTCCTCCACAGAGAGAAAATGGCCCCGAAGGGCCATGATTACGCCAGTTGTACGGACACGAACGCATCAGGATCAGCCAGCAGCATCAGCGGTGCTGACTGAATCATGGTGAACTCTCGCGCCGGATCGCCGGATGTCTTCCAGTTTTTCGGATAACGGGGAGACGCATTAATACCCTCACTCAATGCATCCGCATCCTGAATACAGCCATAGGTGCGCAGACCGCGTGCATGAGTGTTACCCAGCACCATCGTGTTGTCCGGCAGGAAGTTCTTTTTGACGCCGTTTTCCACGTACTGTCCGGAATACACGACGATGGCCACATCGCCATACATCCCCTTATAGGACACCGCTTTACCCAGGTCTTTCACCGCTGTCTCCAGCTCGGAATTAGAGCCACGACGGGTATCCAGCTTCTCCCTGACGGCTTTGAAGGAACGGAACAGCGCCCAGCCTTTCGGATCGAACACGATGATATTCACCACACCGCTGGCGTTCAGCGCGTAGGCTTCGATATCGTCGGTCGGGTCATACGTGGACTTGTCACGCTTGCTCCACTCCGTGCCGCCGGACTGCGTGATGTTATTCTCCTCACTGCGGCCCATATCCACCTCAACCGGATCGAAGGCTTCACCGGTCATGGTGTATTTGCCCTTAAGCACGGCAGAAACTGCCTGCATCTCTTCGACCTGAGCAATGGCCAGCTCTTCGTCACGCATGTTCTGCATGATGATGCGACGGCGGCGGTAAGCCGGGTCCGCCAGATTCTGCGGATCTTCATCCGGCAGGCGACGCAGGGTCATCTGCGGATTCACTTCATGCTTCGGCTTGACATATCCCGGCGTAAATTCAGAGGTGGAGCCGCCACGGGAGCGGATAACCTCACCGGAAACAATCGGCGAAACGTACAGCGCCATGTTTACCAGTCCCGGAATTTGTGAGAGATAGACTTTCTCCGTGGTGAAGGGATAGCTCTCACGGAAAAAGAGACGCAGAAACAGCGGATCAAACTTAAATTTCTGCTCATTTGCCGCCAGCAGCTGGGCGGTTGTGTACATCGACATAAAAAAATCCCGTAAAAAAAGCCGCACAGGCGGCCTTTAGTGATGAAGGGTCAGGTTAAACGATGCTGATTGCCGTTCCGGCAAACGCGGTCCGTTTTTTCGTCTCGTCGCTGGCAGCCTCCGGCCAGAGCACATCCTCATAACGGAACGTGCCGGACTTGTAGAACGTCAGTGTGGTGCTGGTCTGGTCAGCAGCAACCGCAAGAATGCCAACGGCAGCACCGTCGGTGGTGCCATCCCACGCAACCAGCTTACGGGTGGAGGTGTTCAGCATCAGCGGGGTCATTGCAGGCGCTTTCGCACTCAATCCGCCGGGCGCGGTTGCGGTATGAGCCAGGTCACTGTTGCCCAGCGGCTGGTAATGGGTAAAGGTTTCTTTGCTCGTCATAAACATCCCTTACACTGGTGTGTTCAGCAAATCGTTAACGGCATCAGATGCCGGGTTACCTGCAGCCAGCGGTGCCGGTGCCCCCTGCATCAGACGATCCAGCGCAGTGTCACTGCGCGCCTGTGCACTCTGTGGTGCTGCGGCCAGAATACGGCGGGCCGTTTCCACGGTCATACCGGGGGTTTCGGCCAGCACGCGTGCCTGTTCTTCGCGTCCGTGAGCCTCCTCACAGTTGAGGATCCCCATAATGCGACTGTTTTCTGCCGCAACAGCTGCGGTGATCTGCGCGTTCACGTCCGGCTGCGCCGCGCTGGCGTTCTCGCCCTCCGTCGCTTGCACCACGCCAGTAACGTCAGCCTGCGAAGCAGTGGCTGAAACAGTTGTTGATTGAGTCTCTTTGGTCATTCGCCCTCCTGAGAGACGGGATTTACGTGCATCCAGTGCATCACGCATGATGGTGATCGCATCGGTACTGTTAACAAGTTCATCAGCCAGTCCGGCATCAATGGCCTCCTGACCGCTGTACACTGCAGCCTCGGTATCCAGCACAGCCTGCACGGACAGGCCGGTATATGCCGACACCTTCTGTGCAAACATCCGGCGGGTTGCATCCATCCGGGACTGCAGTGTTTCCCGGACATCATCCGGTAGATGGCTGTAGGGGTTGCCATCCACCTTATGGCTGCCGCTGTAAATCAGCGTGATTTCCACGCCCTGTTTCTCCAGCGCAGCACCGTAATTACTGTGAGCCATCATGACGCCGATGGAGCCTGTCCGGGCGGTCTGCGTGACCAGACGCCGGGAGGCGGCGCTGGCAAGCAGCTGACCTGCGCTGCAGTTCATGTCATTGGCCAGCGCCCATACCGGCTTTATGTCACGCACACGGACGATGATGTCAGCGCAGTCAAATGCCCCTGCCACCATTCCGCCGGGCGTGTCCATATCCAGCAGAATGCCGTCCACCATCGGGTCGCTGGCAGCCTGTTGCAGACGGGCGATAATGCCGTTGTAACCGGTCATCCCCGAATACGGCTGCAGCGCCCGCGTCCGGCTGACCAGCGTGCCGGAAACCGGCAGCACGGCGATGCCGTTCATGACCTGATAACTGCGGGCCTGTCGTGGTCCGTCATCATTAACGGATAACGCCAGCTTCGCGGGTGCCTCTCCGGCAGTCAGGCTGTCGCCGGACACCGCATCCGTCAGGCGGCTGATCCCAAGCTGGCCTGCAAGCGCACAAAAGAAAACCCGCGCATAGGCGGGTTCAAGCATAAGCGGCTCATTAAAGGCCATGCTGGCAATATGCGGGAGATTACGCAGCTCTGCTGTCACTCTTCTCCTCCTCTGTTGATTGTCGCAGTCCGGATTCAAATGCCGCAGCCGCCCAGGCGGGCGGTTTAAGACCGGCTGCACGGCGCTCCATCGTTTCACGGACCTGCTGGGCAAAAATTTCCTGATAGTCGTCACCGCGTTTTGCGCACTCTTTCTCGTAGGTACTCAGTCCGGCTTCTATCAGCATCACCGCTTCCTGTACTTCTTTCAGACCATCGATGGCCATACGACCGGAGCCTATCCAGTCACAGTTCCCCCAGGCGCTGCGGGCTTCCTGAAAGCTGAAACGCGCTTTTGAAGGTAACGTCACCACGCGGCGAACGATGGCCTCTTCCAGCCAGCACAGAAACATCTGGCTCGCCTGACGGGATGCGACGAATTTTCGCCGCCCCATAAAGTACGCCCACGACTCGTTCGCACTGGCCCGTGCCGTGGAGTAGCTCATCTGGGCGTAATTCCGGGAAAGCTGCTCATACGAGACACCCAGCCCGGCAGCGATATACCGCAACAGTGACTGCTCAAACACGGAGTAGCCGTTATCCGTGTTCTGAGCCGTCTGCAGGTTCAGTGAGTCCCCCGGCATCAGGTGCGGCACTTTTGCGCCTCCCAGACGGACCGGTGCTGCGGCGTAATACGCGGCAATTTCACCAATCCAGCCCGTCAGCCTTTCCCGCTGCTCCTGACTGTTCGCGCCCAGAATAAAATCCATCGCTGACTGCGTATCCAGCTCACTTTCAATGGTGGCGGCATACATCGCCTTCACAATGGCGCTCTGCAGCTGCGTGTTCTGCAGCGTGTCGAGCATCTTCATCTGCTCCATTACGCTGTAAAACACATTTGCACCGCGGGTCTGCCCGTCCTCCACGGGTTCAAAAACGTGAATGAACGAGGCGCGCCCGCCGGGTAACTCACGGGGTATCCATGTCCATTTCTGCGGCATCCAGCCAGGATACCCGTCCTCGCTGACGTAATATCCCAGCGCCGCACCGCTGTCATTAATCTGCACACCGGCACGGCAGTTCCGGCTGTCGCCGGTATTGTTCGGGTTGCTGATGCGCTTCGGGCTGACCATCCGGAACTGTGTCCGGAAAAGCCGCGACGGACTGGTATCCCAGGTGGCCTGAACGAACAGTTCACCGTTAAAGGCGTGCATGGCCACACCTTCCCGAATCATCATGGTAAACGTGCGTTTTCGCTCAACGTCAATGCAGCAGCAGTCATCCTCGGCAAACTCTTTCCATGCCGCTTCAACCTCGCGGGAAAAGGCACGGGCTTCTTCCTCCCCGATGCCCAGATAGCGCCAGCTTGGGCGATGACTGAGCCGGAAAAAAGACCCGACGATATGATCCTGATGCAACTGGATGGCGTTGGCGGCATAGCCGTTATTGCGTACCAGATCGTCTGCGCGGGCATTGCCACGGGTAAAGTTGGGCAGCAGGGCTGCATCCACACTTTCACCCGGTGGGTTCCACGCCCGCAACTGCCCACCAAATCCGCTGCCACCGCCGTGATAACCGGCATATTCACGCAGCGATGTCATGCCGTCCGGCCCCAGAAGGGTGGGAATGGTGGACATTTTCATACATAAAATCCTGCAGGTCCCCTGCGTCGCTGTGTCATGCCGGTCTGCACTTCCAGCTCCGCAATGTATTTTTTCAGGTCAGACACGGAAGTGGCCGTAAACTCCACTCGCCGTCCGTCTTTCTGTACCGTTGCCACCCGTTTACCTGTCATCAGGTCATGCAGTGCCGCACGGGCAGCGGCAAGTTCTTCCTGTCGCGTCATTCATCCTCTCCGGATAAGGCACGGGCGTAATCTGCCAGTGTTTTCTTGTTGGTTGCTGCACCATCCTCTTCCTGCAGGCTCGCCAGCAGTGCACTGAGATCCAGCTGCCAGCGGGAAATACTGATGCGCAGCGCCGCCAGCGCATAAACGAAGCAGTCGAGTGCCTCATTGCGTCGCTTTTTGCTGTCCCACAGTATTTTTTTCCTGCCATCCACCCATTTTTCGACCTGCTCTTCAGCAGTCAGCTGCTGCGCTTCGGTAAGATCAAAAATATCCGGGTTATTCGGGAAATGAACGGCACCGGGAAGCGGTTCATCCCCTTCCGGCGTCAGTGTGAAGCGGTTATAAATCTGCTCTTTCGCGGTATCCGTACCAATTTCGGTAAGGTAAACCCCGTTTTTGTTTCGCTTACGTGGCATGCTGGCCACCGGCTTTCCGTAGACGGATGCCCCTTTAATGGGGATCACCCGGAACAGCCCATGTTTTTTCGAGCGTTCATACACAATGGTCGGGTCAATCCCGCCAGTATCCCAGCAGATACGGGATACCGACATTTCTGCACCATTCCGGCGGGTATAGGTTTTATTGATGGCCTCATCCACACGCAGCAGCGTCTGTTCATCGTCGTGGCGGCCCATAATAATCTGCCGGTCAATCAGCCAGCTTTCCTCACCCGGCCCCCATCCCCATACGCGCATTTCGTAGCGGTCCAGCTGGGAGTCGATACCGGCGGTCAGGTAAGCCACACGGTCAGGAACGGGCGCTGAATAATGCTCTTTCCGCTCTGCCATCACCTCAGCATCCGGACGTTCGCCGATTTTCGCTTCCCATGTCTCACCGAGCGTGGTGTTCACGAAGGTTTTACGTTTTCCCGTATCCCCTTTCGTTTTCATCCAGTCTTTGACAATCTGCACCCAGGTGGTGAACGGGCTGTACGCTGTCCAGATGTGAAAGGTCACACTGTCAGGTGGCTCAATCTCTTCACCGGATGACGAAAACCAGAGAATGCCATCACGGGTCCAGATCCCGGTCTTTTCGCAGATATAACGGGCATCAGTGAAGTCCAGCTCCTGCTGACGGATGACGCAGGCGTTATGCTCGCAGAGATAAAACACGCTGGAGGGGTCATCCGGCGTCCATTTGAGGCCAAACGGCGTCTCTTTGTCGCCAAATTTAAGATACTGCTCCTCCCCGCAGTGCGGGCAGGCAACATGAAAACGCATAAAATGCGGGGATTCACTGGCTGCACGCTCAATCTGGCATGTGCCTCTCACTTTGGGCGTGGAGCCACGGATGGACTTTGGCCAGACCGAGCCTTCAATACGCTTATCGCCCAGGAACGTCGGAGAGCCTTCCTGTTCAATATCCTCATCAAAGGCAGCAAGTTCATCATAACCCGCCACATCCACCGACTTTTCACGGTAGTTTTTTGCCGCTTTACCGCCCAGGCACCAGAAGCCACGCCCATTGGTGAAACGCTTCATGGTGAGCGTGTTATCCCGGTGCTTTTTGCCATACCACGGGGCCAGCGCCAGCAGCGAAGGAATATCACGGATGGTCGGCTCAACGTGGGTTTTCATAAAGTTCTCGGCATCACCATCCGTCGGCAACCAGATAAGGGTGTTGCGCTGCTTATGCTCTATGAAGTAGGCATAAACACCCAGCAGCATTTTGGAATAACCAACACGGGCAGACTTCACCACATTCACCTCGCGGACGTAGTCACTGCCCATCGCATTCATGATGGCCCGCTGAAAGGGCAGTGTTTCCCAGCGCCCTTCCTGGTATGCGGATTCTTTCGGGAGATAGTAATTGGCATCCGCCCATTCAACGGCGGTCTGTGGCTCCGGCCTGAACAGTGAGCGAAGCCCGGCGCGGACAAAATGCCGCAGCCTGTTAACCTGACTGTTCGATATATTCACTCAGCAACCCCGGTATCAGTTCATCCAGCGCGGCTGCTTTGTTCATGGCTTTGATGATATCCCGTTTCAGGAAATCAACATGTCGGTTTTCCAGTTCCGGAAAACGCCGCTGCACCGACAGGGGGATCCCGTCGAGAATACTGGCAATTTCACCTGCGATCCGCGACAGCACGAAAGTACAGAATGCGGTTTCCACCACTTCAACTGAGTCTCTGGCATTCTTCAGTTCCTGTGCGTCGGCCTGCGCACGCGTAAGTCGATGGCGTTCGTACTCAATAGTCCCTGGCTGGAGATCTGTCTCGCTGGCCTGCCGAAGTTCTTCAACTTCCCGGCGCATCTTTTCGTTCTCAATTTCAGCATCCCTTTCGGCATACCATTTTATGACGGCGGCAGAGTCATAAAGCACCTCATTACCCTTGCCACCGCCTCGCAGAACGGGCATTCCCTGTTCCTGCCAGTTCTGAATGGTACGGATACTCGCACCGAAAATGTCAGCCAGCTGCTTTTTGTTGACTTCCATTGTTCATTCCACGGACAAAAACAGAGAAAGGAAACGACAGAGGCCAAAAAGCTCGCTTTCAGCACCTGTCGTTTCCTTTCTTTTCAGGGGTATTTTAAATAAAAACATTAAGTTACGACGAAGAAGAACGGAAACGCCTTAACCCGGAAAATTTTCATAAATAGCGAAAACCCGCGAGGTCGCCGCCCCGTAACCTGTCGGATAACCGGAAAGGACCCGTAAAGTGATAATGATTATCATCTACATATCACAACGTGCGTGGAGGCCATCAAACCACGTCAAATAATCAATTATGACGCAGGTATCGTATTAATTGATCTGCATCAACTTAACGTAAAAACAACTTCAGACAATACAAATCAGCGACACTGAATACGGGACAACCTCATGTCAACGAAGAACAGAACCCGCAGAACAACAACCCGCAACATCCGCTTTCCTAACCAAATGATTGAACAAATTAACATCGCTCTTGAGCAAAAAGGGTCTGGGAATTTCTCAGCCTGGGTCATTGAAGCCTGCCGGCGGAGACTATGCTCAGAAAAAAGAGTTTCGCCTGAAGCAAACAAAGAAAAGAGTGACATTACTGAATTGCTCAGAAAACAGGTCAGACCAGATTGAAGCAATTTAGATAATCGTGCAGACTACGCCCCATCATATCACATGGAAGGTACTACAATGGCTCAGGTTGCCATTTTTAAACAAATATTCGATAAAGTGCGAAATAATTTAAACTATCACTGGTTTTATTCTGAACTAAAACGTCACAATGTCTCACATTACATTTACTATTTAGCCACAGAGAATATTCATCTTGTTCTTGAAAACGATAATACGGTTTTAATAAAAGGACAGGGTAAGGTTGTAAATGTAAGATTTTCAAAAAATAAATGCCTTATAGAAGCCACCTTAAAAGGATTCAAATCAGGAGAGTTATCATTTTACGAATACAGGAAAAATCTTGCTACAGCAGGGGTTTTCAGATGGATTACAAATATCCACGAAAACAAAAGGTATTACTATACCTTTGATAATTCATTACTATTTACTGAGAACATTCAGAACACTACACAAATATTTCCGCACTAAATCATAACGTCCGGTTTCTTCCGCGCCAGAACCGGACTCGCTGGCATGATGAAATATGTGTACCCGGTAACCCCGGTGTGCATCGTTTTTGATTATTCCCGCACACTCACGCAGAAGGAATTCCCCGTCGGGCTACGGTCATGGTTAATGCGGGAATACGGCGACGATACAGCGCATGATGTGTCAGGCTTGAATACCTTTATCCGTTAAAAGGGATATCAGTTAAGTTATCCCGTGTAGGGTATAAGCCATTGTCGAGACCACTCATTGAATGGCCTCTGCAATAACCGATGTCTTTCCATCAGTCCGCCACCACAAAGAATCTTTTTTGCCTTAAGGCAGGAGCTTCATCTTTCAGTGGCTGCCAGTGTTATTTCCCCACTTACTGGCTTGGGTTGTTTCGTGGTACTGCCGTTAACTGGTGGCCCAGAATAAATTCCGGTTTCATTATCAAGCCCACCCGTAAATGGGCTTTGTAATGAAGAGTTGTTATGAAAATTGCTCTAAACAAGCATTAATAGCCATCAGAAGTAATCGCTACAGATTTCAATCCCTCAATGTCATCCTTGGACAGGGCGAACCATTCACCGTGCTTTCTCTTTGCGGCAAATTTGCGATGAAGCATGTTTTCAGTTTCTCTTCCACCAGGGATCAGGCACTCAAGCTTCAAGCAGTCTGGTCCAGAGTTGCCAAGCGATTTGATGCGTTGTGGAATGTTGGATGAATACCCAATTTTGGTTAGCCCAGTTTTCTTCGATGACAAAACGTATACCTGAGGAGGTTCTTTTCTCTGGTCTTCCATTACACGTCTCATTGTTGCCATAAGTCCGCCGTGCATCAGCATTTCAACAAAGAACGCTGACCGAACACCTGACGACTTAAGCATGCCAGAAAATTCACTTGCCAATTCCATTAACTCTGCGATGTTTTCAGGAACTTTTTGGCAGTTATCTTCCTTGTATAAGGAAATCATTCTTTGAAGCTTTTCTTCTAATTGGTTCATAGCGTCTTTACCTTTTAGAAAGTGAGCCTGTCTCACAGAAAAGCCGCCCCGAGATGGTCGCCACCATATACGGCAGTTCTCAGGCTCAACTTTCTGAAAGGCTCGGGTGATGTAATATGCGCGTGAGATGCGCTGTGAAATTCAGATGTAAAAAAAGCCCCGCATCGCGAGGCTCATTAAATGGACTTTGTGATTTGCAAAAAAATTATTTCAGGCATTGCGTCCTGATGTATTCCTGCAGGTAGTTAACCTGCGCGGTTATCTTGTCGATTCCACTTCGGAGACGGTAATAATTGAGTTCAGCATCTGCTGTAAGTCCTGGGCTTTCTCCATCGCCCATGCCGCTGGCTCCGGTCGTTGACTTTGCACAGGTGGCGGCGACTTGCAGGCGCTTACGCCCAGCAGAAACATCAGCACGGAGACTTTCGATAGTCGCGTTAGCATCAGCAAGCTCCTTTGTGTATCTTGCGTCGAGTTCTGCTACATCACGTTGACGCTTCCGCATGTCAGCGATGGTGGCGTTCGCCTTCTCCAGTTCACTGGCCTTGTTATCGCGCTGCTCTTTGTAGGCGATTGCGTTATCACGGTAATGATTAACAGCCCATGACAGGCAGACGATGATGCAGATAACCAGAGCATAAATAATCGCGGCGACTCTGCTCACTGATCTATCCCCCAACAGGCTAATGCGCTTTCCTGGTCACGACGAATAACCTGTCCATAGCAGTTATTTGAACGTATGCGGCAATCGCGCCCACCATCTTTTATCCACCA